AACAACATTAAGCTGCGTGTGAGCGAAATGCCGGAAATCATCAAGAGCATCAACAAAGCCGTACTCACGAACTATCCCACGCACACACCAACCCCAATATTCCTTAATTGTTTCCTTCACATAGCGTGAGAGGTAAACATGAGCTTCGACTTGATAATCACGTTTCGATCCCTCATCATTTTTATGAGCGAGGCCAATTCAGCCTCGACATACTCGACCGTGCAAGCATATTTGCAAGCCGTAGCGCGGGCCAGGCTGTGCCAATCGTACCATCGGCTCAGTTGCAAATCCCATCCCATTTCAAGGTTTAACTCTCGTACCGGTCGAATATCGCCAAGCATGCATGCATAACTTTGGGCACGCATGTTAATCACTTCTTGTGGGTTGTTTGAAACGCCGTTAGTAACCTCAAATCTCCTCCTGAGTCGAATTACGTCTGGCCCGCATTCAAGGTTTCCGGACTGTCCTTGATACACCAACATTCTCAGAAAACCACCGCAATCTTGTGACACGTTGGGTTCGCTTATCATATTAAAATGTCTAGCACTGTTTAATGAGATCATCTCGTTTGTTATGTGCCCCGTCGTGATTATTATGTTGTCATCTCCGAGCACCAACATCAACAATAGACTATTTCCTAGCATTTTTACTAAACGCATCTTTACAATTAAATTCACAACCACATTTCCGATCGCGGTTACGTCTTCGCCAGTTTTGCGACAATCTATACCATCGAACTTCAAGCCTATCCCTTTGCCCCGCCATTTTCTACCGACGGCACGGCGCAAAGCAATCACGTTTGGATTGGCACCCAAATGCTTGTACACCTCCATCTCAGTAGCTATCAATGTGTCGTCGGTTTGCCTATCTTGTTTCTTTAGGTCATCTTCGGCAAACGTGACGTTGCCGTGTATTTTGTTAAGTTCGGCACTTATTTGTGTCGGGGTCAGTCCGTCGACGTATATTACGTTCGGTTTGAGCACTCTTTTTAAGTTTTCCTTAATTTTTAGGAAAAAAGAGGCAAAGCATGCAGTTACTCCCTTCCTTTGCCACACAATTAACCTTATCCGCTGTTCATTTATAGTGTCCGGCATGCCGTTATCCGGTTGCGGTAAGTCCATCGTTAGTAGTTCTGCCAACTTATCCTTCATGCGACTCTCATTCTTCATGTTGACTTTAAACTTGTCCATTCCGTGAACGTCTAATCCTTCACTTAATATTTCCTCTATCTCAGCGGCAATTTTATGCATTTCTTCAGCTCCATGGGTGTCAACTCTGCTTTTCAACCAATTTAGCACGTCTTGGGAATTAATGTCAACTCCCTCCAAATTAGTGGCGCCACCTTGTATGAAATACGTATCGGCGAAAGTTTTAGCATCCTCAATTGGGTCATGCTCAACTTGCCTAACGTTTAGCTTTGACCCAAACAACTCCGAAACTGCGTTGAATCCGGCGTTGTAGTTTCTAGTGTAGGCGGGTTGAGCGTGTGTAGGATAGTTCGTGAGTACGGCTTTGTCGATGCTCTTGATGATTTCCGGCATTTCGCTCACACGCAGCTTAATGTTGTTTCTGGGCAATTCAATTGGACCAGGCACCATCGCCGTTTCATCGTCCCAGTAATTGTAGGTTATTGCGCTTGCAGGTATGTTGTAAGCTTCACCGTTTATCGGGTCGCCCATGTTTGCACAGCCATAGAGCACAGCGGGTTTCTGCGGGTCGTTTGTTGCGGTGATCATGTACTCACTTGATTTGTCATCGTACCGCAAGTTGTTCAACAAGTCTAGACTACGAACTGCCTGCTCAATATCATGGTCAAGTCCGCCACTGTACTCGTTTTTCGGCTTCTTCACGGCCAGTTGATCCACCGTATTTAGTTCGTCGAGGATTTTTTCGCCTACGACAACCTCGTCAACCTCTTTTTGTATGTACTCCATGTATCCGTATCTTCGTTCCGAGAATTCGAAAAATAGCCCAGTTCTTACGTCGAAGAAATCAGTGCCCCTGTATTTGTTCGTTATTTTTGACGCCTTTGCTTCCCACCTTGGGTAATACACGATTGCAGAATATGTTCTGGCTGTACCAGTAAATTCCCAACCGAGTGGTAAATTCGCCTTAATTTCGTCCAACGACACATCTTTTGACTTGTACAGATCATCTCCGTCCTGCATTGCTCTCTCAAATCGATCCGTCCAGATGCCCATCAAAAATTTGTACGCATCTCCTTTACACTCAGCGTCTGCAGTCACCAAAGCAATCATCTCGTCATTCGTCAACTCGTCGTTAACGGCAGAGTAACCACGCTTAGATAAGTAGTCGCTGAGCACATTAATTTTTAATTCTCCTCCAACGATACACGTAACAAACGACTTGCCCTCTAATTTAAGACTCATCAGCTCACGTGGCGTTGGTTCTGACTCTCTCTCACCGCTCAAGATTCTCAGATTCTGCGGAATTTTTGACCTGACCAATGAATAGAGGTCACCATCATTATGGTGTGGGCGATTGTCGAAAGATCTGACCCACACAACGTCGGCCTTTGGGTTAACGTTCAAAGATGCACTAGCGTGGTTGTGACTAACGGCCCAATTCTTGTCGGCCATTGTAGCAAATCCGCCCTTCAAACCAGTTCTCAGCTTGATTGGTTTTGGATGCAGGCTAGGAATCACTGATTTTCCGGGTCCAGCTTTGGACTGCCCCACTTGGGGAGGGGTTAAAGCGGCACCTGATACTATCACGTACGTCGGGACCACACCATCGTTCGTCGCCATGTAAGATTTTGCACCATGCTCGATAACAATGCTGGGCACCCAACCAGTTGAGTCACGGTAAATGACCAGAGATCCATTACCAATTTTCATGTCTGGAGCGAGCACGAAGAAATTTGTGCCGAACACTCTGACAGCGTTCGTTGTGACAACGTTATCTCTGCGCCGCTTCCTGATCATGTCAATGCGTCCCTTGGCCCTGTACACGGTGTTTATCACCGACGATACCTCGAACTCGGCGAGACGTTCATCTTTGGTGTCACCGGTCAATACAGCTTCGTTAATTCCGCGCAATCTCGAAGTTAGCGACTCGTACCCTTGCTTGTCATTGGCCGGCCACATAACGTGTGGTTCCTCCCGGTTCCGAATACGAGTTAAGTCTGGTTGTTTCACCAATATTGCATGCCGCATACCGGCCAGCTGAGCTTTGATGTGTAGGTTAATTGTCGGGCCAGTATTGAAAGTGCCTATTTGGGCGGTGTAAGACTCGGACATCATCGTGTCGTTGACGGAGAAATACAAAATAAAGTTGATCCCTTCAGCGAATAGTTCTTTACGCACAACGTCAGCATTGCAATATGCTGGGATGTTCATCCTATCTAAAATTTGTGCGTCATCAATGTATTCATGATCGCGCAAGAATTTTTTAATGCATAACCTCATGCAGTCCGCGCTGACTGGGGGGTTGAACACTTCTTCGAATTGCGCGTTAGGCAAGACACCTTGAGTTAGTGAAGGATTTACTGGATCCCCTTTTTCAGAGTTGACTCTCAGTCCTGCTACGGGCTCTTGAATGAAAGAGGCAAACCATTTTTCAAAGTCATTGTGAGAGCTCACTCCCCACCCTCTCGTCTCTTTTTTGAATCCACTCCCGTCAATATGCCACGCAAGAGGCATAGTAGCAGAATTATGAGTCGACAACTCAATAATCCACAACGGCACCGCAGGCATGACACTCTCGGGATCTTCAATAGGTGCAAATTCTATGCTCGAGAGCAGCTCAGAATATTTTGGGTGCAAGCGCAAGTTCGCATACATCCGGTTGTGCGTTGTGAGACCATAACATTTCTTAATTCCTAGGATTGGCATGTTGTATTCGTCTATGCCGTACACTTGGCCATAATGCAGGTTGATAGAGATGAATCTTGCCCATTCTGGCGGTCTTGTCTTCATAACGTATCCGTCCATGTACGGGCTCAGACTATTCCAAGGACTCAACGTAAAATTAACGCTTTCAGTGCTAATGTATCTTTCTAAAGCGTGTTCAGTCCACAGGCTGTTCATGTTTACTCGCCCACCGTGCGAAACATAAGCCTTACAGCTTGGGCCCAGCATCGCAGCTATGGGTCTTATGACCGCGCCAACTCGGCCAGGTTCTTTCGCTAAAGGCACCGTGATGAAACCGCGCTGATGGTATTTTTCTGGGTTGGTGGTGAAAGCGACGTGCTTTCCTTTATTGCATGAGGTGTTTCTCTCGGCAACCCCTTCGTGCAAAACGTACAAGTGGACAACGTCTTCAGATGTTATTCCCAATCCAAATAAGATGCTTCGTAATTTTGATAAGGCGATCAGCCCAATGGGCGACACGCGCCTGATCTCACTCAGCTTGGCCGAAACAAAGTGTGTTGACTCGGTGTTCGTCAAATCCAAGCCGTGTTTGTACCGTCCGTGTAAAACTGACGAAGCCAGCTTGCTAGAGTTGAACACTTCAACAACTCCAGAATCGGCGGCCGCCAACTCGTCTAGCAGAGAACTGGGCAAGTTTATCGTGTCATTAGCGTCACAACCTAAAAGGTCAAATAACCATTGCTCACCGGTGGAAGCTTCGTCGATCATCCTCTTAATTTCGGCGGCCTCCAAATCGCTCTGATTGATTAATTCCGAGGACTCTTGCACGATCGTGCCCGGTACGACATCAGCCGGATTGCTTTGCATTGAAGGAGTGCGTGGACTCTCAGCGACCGAAGTTGCGTGAGAAGTGGGCATCATTCCGGTTTGCCCAATGTGAATGACAGGTGTAGCACTCGATATGCGAGACTCCAGTTTGTCGGCCCAAGCCTGCCTTTTCTGTTTGGACCATTCGTCACTAGCAAGATGATGATTGTGTTGGCGGTTCTTCCACCTGTCATCAATGTTGCTTTCGTCGTAGTACATGTCCAGATTTTCGGACGTTGTTCCACCCGTTAAAGGATTGCCGTGTAGATACGACATCGGCACTGCCTCATCGGCCTCGACGCTCAATACTTCACCTGCAACGTTCAAGCCCAGATCCACGTCTCCGAAGTCCAAACCATTCCTCGGCATCCACTTGACTCGTTGAATCGGTGCACCATTATCATCCGTTACCGGCTCACCGTGAGAATCAGTAACGTTGTAGGTTTCAAGTTTCCAAGACTCAAACCTTCCAGGCGAGTCTTCGGCGTTCAGCCAATACGATTGTTCCGCCGAAGGATCGTCCGCAGCTGGCCAACCACGGCCCTCGTCCATCGGGTACCAACCATTTCCTGCATCGCTCCCGCTTGCATGTGAGCGTGCGTCAGGACTGCTGCCACTCATTGAGCTTGGGGCTCGGCCAGAGCCACCTTCCTCATCTTGGGATAGCTCGTGGTCAGATGGCCCATCCAAAGATTCATCTACTTGAGAGGGTTTAACCTGATTCTTCCCCATGTAACGATGCAACCATTGCTCTTCAAGTTCGGTAAAGTTTCGGTTGTACGTCAATTTTGCAACCACGCCCAACGAGTCCACGTTAGTCATACCTTGAACCAAGTTTACGTCTTGCGTCCAGTCGCTATATGTCTTGTCATAAGTGGTCAGTTCACACTTACGGCCAGAGCCACAGAATTTCAATCTCTCTTCCTGTCCATCACTATTAAACGCTAAATTGACATGCTTCACTTTCTTTCCATTCCATCTACATTCACCGGTCTTAAGCCAACTTCTAGCCCAATGGTCGCGGTCGTAATAGGCATTGTCGTCAAGTAACTCATGATCTATCTCCCCTAGGATGCATCCTGGTTGCAACACTACTGACCCCGTAGTTCCCTTCTGATGAGGTGTGCATCTTAGGCCTAGCTCAACATCTTGGGCTCCTGGCCAACTTGTGAAGTGATGCAAGTAATAAACATTGTTTATCATCGGAACCAACGTATCCACTGGGAGAGGCGTTTCACAGGCCCTGGATCCGTGGCGTCGCCCTGCGATGTAAGGACGTATGCAGTTCCATCCGTTTTGGGCTATGCCATAGGACAAGTCTCCACAAATGGCTAACTCAAGTCCAAGCGACCGACCCGTGCTGTACAATTTCGATGTCCTAGTCCGGGCAGCACAAATGTCGTTTCGGCTGTCGTTTTCATTCCCAGCCACATTGTACGCGAATCCCGTGCAACAGGAGAAATCCAACCAATTCGGCTTTACATTCTCGAAGCCGGCGGGCGAGCTGAATAGTATCCAGGGATTTTTCTCAACTAGGGCAAGTGTTAGCATCGAAGTGAAAACTGTGACCGTGCAACCAAGGTCGGCCATCGTCAGTATTGTTCCAGATATTCCTCCAGTGACCATCCAACCCATGCCCTTCAACATGGGCTGCCCAGTTCTAGCATTAACTAACTCGATGAGCTTCCACACGGGGATGGAACTAATGTATTCGGTCTTCTCTGCATGTTCTTCAGCGGTTATTGGTTTCCCTACCTGCCGCAATCGGTCCCTCAACCAGTCGTATCCTTCGAATGACATGTACTGGTCAACGCCCATATATGGATAATCAGGATCACGAACGTCAAACATCAAAGCATGAATGAATTCGCCTAAAGTAATCCTACCGTCAAAATTTTTCCTCAAAGGTAGTACTTCGATCGGTCCCAGCTGTGGGAGGACATCAAACAAGGAGTGCTCGGAGAAAATCGGCCGGTACACCTCCTCGTTCACCAAGCTCTGTGATGTCACAAATTCTATGGACCATTCGTCACTACAGTTCTGCTCGGAGATATTGAAGTCAATGGGTGAATACGAAACCAAGCCGTGTGGTCCGCTCGCAACGTAGACGACGTGGTTGTTAGTGCAAACGGCATTCTTCAAAAGTGTCGGGAAGGAATACGCACTGCGACATTTAGAACAAACGTACACGTAATGTTCCGACTTCACAGTGACTGACCGTTGCAATATCTTCGGGGCTTTTTCGGTGCTAACCTGCTTTCCATTTTTGTTGAATATATTTTTGTGCAGGTCATAGTTAAGCATTTCACCAAGTTGGAACGTACGTTCCGTGTCGAGAATGCCGGACATCGCCACCGAAAAGGTGCCATCACTTTGCAGTTGCGGCTGCAGAATTAAGAAATCTTCTATGGTCTCATCGTAGCACTCAGTGTCATACACGAACCCGGGCAACCCTTCGGCTGAACCCCATTGCAGACGGAGATGTCGCTGTCTCGAGGGTGACAATTTGTTGAAGAAATTTGGAATCATGTGTGGCGGGAAGTGTATGGTGCGGTCCCCAACCACTATTCCATGATCATTAAATTCCATTCCCTGACTAGAAAACTCATATCTGTGTTCAAACTCGTCGGTCCCTGGCCAACCAATTGGTTGTGCTGTACCAGTTGCCTCCTTCCCATTGGATTTCTTTTTGGGTGTTGTCCCGCGAGGGCTCTCGTCGGTGAAAGAGCTTAAATCAACGCCCGGCAGCCTGTTGTTCAAGCCTCTGTAGGCAAGCCAGTTACGAGTCACGAGCGTATGGAAGGTGTCACTCAGCACTATTCCAGAAGCTATGTTGTCCTGCGATCCAGCTCGCTGCAAACGCACGCCTGTCTTGAATTTAACCAAATTAAATTTGAAATCTGGTGGAACAATAAACGTTGTGTTTGCAGAATTGAGAATAATGTTAGCAATTATAAATTCAAATCCAGTAGCCTCTACTCTCACGGTGCAATTTACAAATCTCTTTAGCAGGTCATCGAGTCGCACGTCGTTCAAAACAACATCATTGTCGTTCGAGATTGTTTGTGTGGCAGTGACGAGGGCATAGCCCTTGAAAGACGTGCCATTCATGAATTGATTGAATAGGTCACCGTAGAACACAACATGCTCATTCTTATGATCTATACAAGCATTTGTGTGAGCGACAATTTGGCCTTCACTTGGCTCTCGAACGTTTGGAACGACAAAACCAAAAGCGTTAAGCACGTCGTTAAGCTTTTGTGCCCTACACGGGCCACAAGTCGACAAAGTAACCAACTCTCTGGATGCAGCTTTGCGCTTTGTGCTGACGAAATTTTTCCTCACCCACTTAAGTAATCTCATGTCAAATGTGGGCAATTCAATGTCTGAAAAATTGATGAATGTCTTCCTCTGTTTCATCATGACCGGTGTCAACATCTGGATCTTCTCAATCCAGGAAGTCAGTAACCTCCCCAAATTTACTTTGATATCATCATCGAGAGTGTTAACTATAGCTGTAATTCTACTTGTCGGGATAAGCGCGTTGGTTAGCTTCCCCACCATGTTAGCTAACGACATATTCAAACTAAAACCGTATTCGTTAACCTCTAATAACGACAATTCGTAATTTTCATTCTCGTGAATAGCCCAAGCGATTCGAGCCGTGTCCATCATGGCAGACACGGAAACGTTGAACCGGCTGAAATACTCGTTCGTCGTGAACTGGGCGGTATTCAACAGTGTTCTGGCTTGTACTAGTAAGTCTTCTAATGTCGTATTCGGTCGCAACAAACGTCTACGCAAGTTGCCCAAAATTGTCAGGTTCACCAATTTCCTTTCGGTAGACAGAATTCGTCCGCCATCAACTATACTCTGCGGATTCAAAATCAATGTCGGAACGTCGAGGTATACATTGCCGGCGGTTTCTAGCCAAGGTGAAGCCCATGCAGACAACTCACCAAAAGTCATACTTATGACGGTGATCCCATCTAAAACCCGCATTGTGTGCACCCGGACCGTGTGTCCTGCGTAAGTCCATCTTTCTCCGAAGGTGACGGCATTTTCAAATTGGTTCGTTGTTTGCACGGCAAAAGTGCTTCCGTCCACAAATTTTCGGAATGGGTTTCCGTTAACATAAAAGATTACATTTGGTAACCACGTGATAACTGTTCGCACTTTTGAACTGGCTATTCTACGTTCTACCATTTCATCGAACATCATGTCAGGGCTAGTGAGCACGAATTGCGCAGATCCAAGGTCACCCTCGTTCCACGTGGACCGGTTTTCTAACTCGTTCAGCAATTGTTTGTAAATGTCGCTAGCACCATCTACTCGCTCCATCTGGTTGCGTAGGGTCTCGTCGTAATATTTCTTCCCCACAACGGCAGCGGTCCTCTGCGTTGTGGTTAAAACCACATTTACCACCTGTGACTCCAGCTCGTGTGTTACATAGGGGGTAGCAAACACATACCGTGTGGACTCAGGGTTCACGTTATTTTGGGCTAGGTATGCCAACAGTATTTCGGCAGCAATGTAGGATGGGTCACCCATGCAATTATGGTTATTGGTTGCAACCTTCGCGGTGCTCAAGAAGTTTTTAAATATCCTAGCGACTTCCGTCTGCAAGTACAAGACCTTTCGCTCCGCCTTGAGGGCGATTATTTTCTGCATGCCGATTGTCTTGAGTATGTTTTTGAACGTGACCGTTTTGTGGCTCTTGTGCCACTCAAATGACTCGGCCATTCCCTCAAATCGGTCGATAGCACCTACGTTGTTCATGTAAACCTTGGCGATCAAAGGAACTATTTTCTTGTCCCTTACAAAGAGGCGGTACATCAAATCAAGTCTCCTCTCAATGAGTTGGAACATTGTAGGAGCTTTGAAACGTCGACACCTCATCGTTTCAACTTGCCCGTCCTCATTCACGTCTGTATACGTTGTAGTCAGCATTCCAGAAACTTTAAGAGCCACGTATGTCATATTTTCAACTTCCAATGTTTTTACTTGTGCAGTGGCTTTCGCTGAAAAATGTTTTACGTAACTTTTATTGTCATACTTGAATTGATCCATCCATTTGCCGAATGAGACTAGACCTCGCGGTGTGTCAGTAAACCATACGTCTATCCTTTCGGCGAGTATAGCATGCGAGTAATTTATGTCATCCAATTCAATTGGCAGAATGTCCCACTTGCCGCTCACTTCGAGGGCCTCTTTAACCAGTGCGGCATGTGGTCCGGTTACAGTTCGACGGTCGGACCGCAAGTAATCTTTGGATATCCTAGTTTCCTGCCCTCGGTAACTCAAAACTACCTCTGCACACGCAGCACAACTACGAACGTCGATTTCTTTTACTTCAAAGTCTTGCAGCATTCCCTGCAGCAGAAGTCGTTTGTTGGAAGTCTGGTAACATTTCGCAACGTATGCGAGTATCCTGACTCGATATCGGTCGTCCACTTGAATAACCTCACTAACGAGATCTTTAATGTCCCCGGTGCAGCTAATCTCAATGGCGGTTAGTAAGTTCGACTTGTATTTGTCACCTATCGGTGCATCCAAATGTCCTTTGGAGTAGGAAACTTGCTTTTGTAGCATCCCAACTTTAAAGTCAATGTATAATGTGTCTCCTGAAATTCTTGCGGCTGTAGGAGCGGCCAAGTTGGTGTAATGTGCTATTAAGCTAGCGCATTTTTCCAGGTCAAAGCGTCGAATGTCCACGTTAACGGGTCTGGTGCCTTCACTCACCGCGACGATCTCATCATCAATAGTAATGTCCCTAGACTCACCATCTTGGATTACCACGTTGTAAGACTCATTCTCTTCATCCCAGTCGATTTGCAATGCGCCGATGACCTCACCAAGTCTCTGGTGAAGTTCGGGCGAGTCTTTAAAGCAGCCAATTGATATCCACGTCAAATGCTGAGTTGCTCTCGTAGCGGCGCTAACGTTATGACCGAGACTGAGATGAATGTCTGCAGAACCACGAGTTGGGGCTTGAACGACGGCGACTCTGTCATTTTCCAAACCTTGGTAAGAGTGTATTGTAGCAACGGTAGTCACTGAACTGTGAGCTAATATGGTGCGCAACCTCTCGACGTGGGCATTGTAGTGCGTCAAAATAACATTGTGTCCGCTGAGTGCCGTCGTCAGCTGGTCTGCGTTCCAGTCGTCAAAGTATAACATGCTAATTGTTGTGGCTCGGTCGCTAAAGGACTTGAGGTCAGCTAACGCACTGTGCTTGGCCAGCGCACTGATTAATGGATTTCCAAACCGGTAAGTGACTACTAGCCTCGTTGGTGTCATACGCAACTGATTGATCAAGTATGAAGTGATGTCTATGCTCGGTCTTCCACCGTAAGACGTTGTAAAGTCGGTAACACTAATTTGTAGCGGGTCTCCTAGGAAATGAATTTCTTTGGCATTTCCGGACACTATAAGGGCAATTTCCCATGGCCACAACACAGTTGCTTCATCGAAGAAATAATAATCGGCGACTGGTTTCATGTACGTCGCCTTCTCGAACGAGAAAATTTGCTTGGACTTCAGTTTTTTCGTTAAGCTGGTCACTCCTCCACTAGTGGAAGCGATGAAGACTGCTTTTTCATTAGGATGGTCTTTTTCCCACTGTTGCAGTGACATTGACTTCCCTGTCCCGCCGTAACCAATAGTGAGCTGACAACTTGCAAGCAATTCATGCAATCGCGTGGTGCTCAAAACCCCGGTGACAAATGAGTATAGACGCATTATGCCGCTGACGTAACTCGTCTTCGGTATCAATAGTGATAGTGACGGGATGGAGTTGAGTTCAATTGGGACTAATCCGTTGGATACAGTGACAATCAAGGGGGTGTGTTCACCCCGGTTTGTGGCGAATACTAGATCACCTGTCTTGAGTTTAGTTTTGGAAACGTCTAGATATGATCTTCCCTTAATGATTCGAACTTGGAACTTGTGTCGCCTACACAAAATTTCTGGATTTTTAAATGTCTTCGCCAAGTTGGCGCAGACGTCTACGAAAGCATGTTTGCAGTTATGTTCAACGTCACAAATGTTTGTTTCATCTACGTCCCAAATTTGCAGCAGATTATCATTCACGTCCCTCGTTGTAATACTATCTATAAAAGATGCTACAAATGGCAACATCTCTTGTGGAATTTTGAAGCGGTATTGCCCTTTCGCAAGGTCATGGATGCGTCCGTTGCATAAGATATCGCCTTCCAAAGAAGGCAAAGCAATCTTTTCCTTCATTTGAACCTCGGTTTTGATGGCGAGAACATATGCAACGTTTAATTTCTCCGTGAGCGTGCACGACTCCATGCGCTTACCGTACATTGTCAATGACATGTTGTCATGAGCGACTACCGTTGACATGGCGGCTGCACACAGCTTATTGTTTCCGGGTTTCACTCGGCGCACTTTGCAGGCTAGGTAGTGCTCTTTAAAGGTAGATTCCTCTATCGAGGAGCCTGTCACAATGCAAGCAAATTCTTCAGTGTCGTTTACTCTCGAGAATGTCACCATGGACTCGTTCACGACGGCTGCATTCAAGCCGTAGTAGTTAAGCACGGCATGTAAATCTGTGATTGTAAATCCATACGATCTAGTCGTTAATGACTTGGTCGTGTTCGTTGATAAGTTGTTGCCAACGTATGAACGCATAATCTCGAGCCCGCAGTCGCCACCGGCTAACTCCGTCACGTCAAATACTTCGAACAGCTCTGATGGCTCTCCGGCTGATGGTACGTTGATGAAAGTGATGGTTGATAACTTTCCGGGGGATGTAGATACCAACTCGCCGTGCTTGATCTCGTTGCGTAAAATGTGCACGGCGTTCATTGGCAGTACTTGGCAAAGCTCGGCCAGCGTCATGTTTTCTGTGGCGCTCTTGATCGTGGCTGTCTGTTTCGGGCCGGTTGCCTCCTGGCCCTGAGGATGTGTATCGACCAGTTTGTTGGTTTGTCGTGTTGTGCTCATTTTCCGATTCGAAGTTGGCTGTCCTTTAGCAACGTCCTCGGGCTTAGGGGTGGATTCGTTGCAGTGCGGGCACTCGCGCAGGTACTGTCGGTGATTAAGTTTGTGGAAATTGTGCTTGTGCTGGTAGGGTCTCTTGCAAACTACACATGTATGCCTGTGCATACCGCCTCCCAAATCCAAGGTGTCAGTAGGGTAAACGTCTATCACCTCGTTTCCGTCATCCAGCGTCGCCACTTTGAGACCGTTTGTCGTGCTACCAGTAACGGCTTTTTCCGAGGTTAGACTGTCCAAGTACGCAGCGGAGGGGGTGCATCTAGTGCAGTATTCGTCGTTAGTTGGGTCACCACAACACGAACATTTTCCCTTTCCTTCCGTTGTTCGGTTTCCACGATGTACGCAACCCATAGAATGGTCACAGCATGGACATTTGGACGTGCCTTCTAATGCAGTATTGGCCAAACAACAGATGCACAAGAATCCGGTGTGGGCCGTCGGGCAATGCGTGTGGTGAGAACATAGCGATCTCAACCCGGACGAGGTTTGCACCATCTCGCGGCGCAGAGTCCAGGCATCAATTGAGTCCCAGTTGAGAATTTTCGTGCCGGCAGATGACCGTATGTTCGGCAACGCGAGGTTATCCACAATACTGTTAATTGCTTCCATCCACACGGAGTTTGCCAGATTGAGCCGTCCTATCAAGTTCTCAGCCATTGCGCACAAGGCGGTGAGAATAGCTGAGTTAACTCCGCGCGTCATGGCATAATCTTCAATTGCGAAGTGTAGTTTCTGTCGACGTACTAATACATTCGCGATGTACACGTGAGTTTTAACCGTAGACGGATCAATCTTCGTATTTGACAGTTCAACTCCGCGCTTATTGTAACTGTACCATGACAGTGCCATTCCGTATTCCATCAGGGCGTCTGTTCCTACGTTACCAGTCAGGTTCTTATTAATTAGCCTCTTGAGCAATGTCTTATTCAGCGAAACGTTCACCGATCTCACGAGTGGAATGCCAATACGTGACAAGCATCCGGCCTCCAGCATGGGTACTTCAAAAGTACGTTCTTCAGCCTCTGTAACCATAATTCTGTCGTACACAAGTGGGGTGATGCAAAGTACGGTCATGCCCCCCAACTCCTTTCTATGGACAACGGTAACGCCGCGCCCATCACGCTCGTAGCGGTTTTCTCCAGCGGCGAGCCCCTTCCACCAGCCAACACGTAATACGTGGCTCGAACTGCCGAAAGAAACGAGAACATAGTCGTCGACCCTACGGTAGTATCCCAGATTATTAGGCAATCGTCCGTCGTTGTCTATGCCTATAGTCGGTGTAATCACGTACGTCAAGTCATGGTCTAAGCATTCACCGAAAGTCGGTTCCAGAGTGAGAAGGCACAATCGCTCGTCCGGAACGGGGGCGTCGTACCACGCCTGCTTACCCAAAATCAATTTAACTTCGTCCGTTATATACGTTTTGTCAGGGTTAATATTCAAGTAACAATAACAAGCAGCAATATCCAACAGGAACGTCATGTTGGGGTCAAGAAGCGATTCCATATCTGTGGCAATTATCAAGTTGTTAATGTCGGACACGGCATTCATGTCGTACTCGGTAGACGGTCTGCAAGTTTTAATGTGCGTGAACTTCATTCTGGCGAAAGTGTTATTCACTACTCTAGTGTCATGATTTGTAATACGGTTGAGATACTCTACACCATGTGCCCCGTCCGTCGCGAAGTCCAAATCTTGGAAGAATTTGTTGTTTAACAGCGAGTTTGGTGCGCCAACAAGTGCAGCAGCCACAGTAACCTGGTTCTGACTCAAATATCTATCCATGGATATACTTGTGTACACTTCTGATGCGCAAGACTGCAACTGCCGCAGAAGCTGCGCATCATCTGGTTTTGCCTGTTGTGGGGCAGGCTCAGACATGACGGCCGGAATCTCAGGCGTGGTTGGTTTAACGTCGAGTTTTCGCAGCTCCTCGTGCAATTCCTGTAGGTTAGTCCATCCAGCATTGGTAGCGGCCTGCCACTCACTCTCATCTTCAGTGTAGAAACATTCTTCCAAATGCAATAGCTCTTTGTTTACGACTGAAATTCGAATGAGCAAATTCTTGGCGTTCTCGGGTTTCGAAAACCACTTAGTCGTGGGGATCATGATCGGCTCTCCATAATCGTCCTCTTCCCCAGTTGCCTCCACCAAAGTACAAACGTTGTACCGTTTCACAACGTCGATGAGCTTCTTTAGAGGAGCTGGCTTCCACTTTGTGCCGTTGTCGGCGGTGCATTGCAAAATGTTTGCGTAGGAGAAGTTCTCTGGTTTCGTCTCCCATTCCCCTTCGTCCATATCGAAGTAGAAAAGTTTCTTCCAGCAATCGGAGTCACCTCCAACTTTAATTGACGATGAGTTGATTATCGTAGGGTCGAAAGTGACCACGCCGTTGGAAGATGATGGAGTTGCAACGTCGCTGGTCTTGATTGGTTCTGATTATGAGAATGATGATTCTGATGATGATGAGGATGCCACCACC